GTAGTTCTTTTCAGTATCTCCCTTAGAACTGGGAATATTTCCAAATCACGATTATAATTAGTGGCCACGCTATCATATCTAGCTAGATGATAGTGGTCTATCATGTTCACATCCTCCAAGTCAGCCGTAGCAGCCTCATAGGCAAGATTCAAAGGATGTTTAAGGGCTAGATTCCAGACTGGGAATGTCTCGAACTTCGCATAGCCTGCTTCAACCCCTCGCTTAGACTCGTGGTATAGCTGGCTTAGTGCTGTGGCCATTTTTCCAGAGCATGGACCTGGGGCAGAGACCACTACCAAGTTCCTAGTGGTTTTGATATACGGATTTTTGCCGTATCCCTCATCAGATACGATAGTATCTACATCCATCGGGTAGCCCTTGGTTGGAATGTGAGTGTACACATTGTTTACATATTCCTGTACCCTTGGCAGATACTCGTCTGCAGCTTGCTGGCCTTCGTATAATGTAACTACTACCGAGCTAACATATATCCCCCTATCCTTCAGGGCTTTGATTTCATTTATCAGCTCGTCACCATAAGATATACCGTAATCGGCCCTCTCCTTGTGGCTCTGGAGCGCTCTCGCACTAATACACAGGATCACCTCGGCTTCGTCCTTTAACTCCTCTAAAAGCCTGATTTTAAGGTCTGGGGCGAATCCAGGGATGCACCTCGCAGCGTGTTGGTCATCCAAGAGTTTTCCACCGAATTCTAGGTACAGCTTCCCAAACATATCTTTGCGCTCTAGTATCTTCTGCCTCTGTAGCTTTAAGTACTTTGCTTCATCAAATGCTTTGCTCATTCTTCACCTCCGAATAAAGTCTTAAAATCTATCTCTATACCTACATAAGGTCTATAGTCACAGGCTGCCTTCACTTCATCAACGCTAGACCATCTGAATTGGCCCAAGTCTTTCAACCTCCACCATGCCTTCGACTTTTCCACAGCCCTATTAGCTTCATCCTCAGTCTCAAAATGGTTTCCGACTGATTTGAATCTTCTTTCAAGAATGTCACCACAATGGCCTTCTACGGCAGTATCAGCGTATACATACCAATAACTCGCTTCCTCGTTACTGCCATCCTCCCAATCTTTGATAAAATCCCCTATTGCTTCATAATAAAAGCTATGATCGTTCCCGGCCTTATCTACGACTTTAACTTCGATTCTTCCTTCTTCCGATGTGCTGAGTGAGGCATCTACCACCTCACCAGCTTTGAAATCTTCATCTTGGAATAAAGTCTTTAACTTCATCATTTCTCCTTATCTAGCAGAACTTCTGCCTTTACGATATCGGCAATCTCTTTTTCGTCTGCTGTTTTAACATTCTTAACCTTTTGATAGGCGCTATAACCCAAATCCATTGCGCCTTTAAGCCTGTTATAGTCTCCCCTAGGTAAATCTTTAATCAGCTCCATCATACTATCAAACCTCCTCTCTACTGGGTCTATAGCTTCCTTCTTTCTCCTAAATAAGCCCATGCCTACTCCTCGCTTAGCTCTAACCTTAGTTCATTGGCTATTTTTCTGGCTGCATTGTATTCTATCCCAGTCACCCTTGATATCTCAGATACCGGAAGTCCATCCGACATCATCTGGAGAATAATTGGACGATATTTATCAGCATTGCTCGCTGGTCCTCGCCTAGACTTAGTTCCTCCCTTTCTTCCAGCTTCCCTAGCAAGTTCCCTATTGGCGTAAAATCCACCTGTGAACCCATTCCTTCCCCCCATCTGCCCAATCTTCTGCATAAACTTGTGTGCACCTTCAGGGCCACCATACCTTTTCTCTACTGTTTCCCTCCAACGCTTAGTTGCTAGATCCCCCTCTTTTGTCCCCTTCTTTGGCCTTGCCATTTTTACCTCCTTAATAATTTATTCTTTAGTCCTCAGGATTCTCGATAATGTAATCCTTAATCTCTTCTAGATGCTCTATGACTTCTTCGTCATACATAGCCTCTGATAAATCTTTTATAGCTTCTTCTAATTTCTCAATCGCCCATCCTACTGCTTCACGAGATGGGGTGTTACTCACTATCTCCTCCTATCTTTTCTTTTAATTCGTTTTTATAGGCAATTATCTCTTTATCGAGCATAATGCCTCCTAATTTCGCATAAATTAGCTTTAATTCATCGATATCCTTAGCCATTGATAGCTTTACCTTAGCTTCATCTATATCTGCGCTCGTATATCGCCCACTAAAGCCATTTGAAACGGCTCTACGGCGTGTTTCAGTCATAGGTGCAGGGTTTTCACCATCTGCTTCCACTTCGCCCTTCTCGGACACATTAAATAGCCTCATGAGGAAGTACTTAGTCCCAGCAGTCTCGGCTTTGTTAATCCCTTTATCACCATAATCAGTAGCCTCACCTACCCACTTTGAAACCATTTTGTCTTCCATATCATCGCCATTCACAATAGTGAAGCTCATCTCTAGCAAGTAATGGTATCCCTTCCCACCATATTTGTTTGATACCTCGTCTTGGTTGATATTTTCTACACTCGGCACGATCACGATGTGGTATTTATCAAATAGCTCACGAATCCGGCCAGCCACTACTCCATATTCGATATAATTGTAATTCTGTTGGGTATTCTTCCCTGATTTATCTACTGCCCCGATTTCTTTACCGATAGCAGCGAGTTTACTAGCTAAAGTCATAGCTTTTTTAGTTTCTTGGGTCATTTCTAAGATTCCTTTCTATTTCGTCTGATATTAGTTGTCTTTCCATGAGCTGGGCTGCCTCAAATCGTGGAGTATCTTCGTAGTCATACTCCAGCCCTCCCCAACTCATAACTCGTCCCCCATACACAATGACGGGTTTTCTTCGCCAAGCACTTCCTCGGCATAGTTTTTGATTCTACTCATACTATGCCCTCAGCTTTCTTAGGCTACTGTTTATAGTCTCAATCTCACGATTGATATCGGTCAGAAGTCGGTCAGCTGTCCTTGGCCCATATGTGCCACGGACAAACACTTCGCCATCTTCTGATTTAACATGATGTACTTTTATCTTCATGTTTCTCCTTTCGTTAATCTATATTCTTATTATATATATCATTTATGCTTTTGGCAATAGCAAAATTAACAAAAATCAAAAAAAGCTTGAGTTTTCCACAAGCTTTTTATTTTCTCCTCTGTTAACTATTCAACAACCACACACCACCAGCCGTAGATGTGGTGCATTCTGACTGAGTGACTCCCTTAATTGTAGAGGTAGCGGCCATCACACCTATATCGCTTGCATCGCAAACATGGGCCGCTGCATAAGAACCCTTTCGATGTGCTATAAACACCCTATCAGAGTCTAGTATAGTTGGCGATGCCCCATTGGCGGCATAGTTGCTATTGTCTATTTGGACATCACTCCCAACGGAAATAGAAGTGCCATCCACAAAGGCAGTAACTCCATATAAATAGGTGTAACTTAAAGATGGGCCACCTTGGTGCGCCACAAATACTTTAGTAGGACTTAGAGCAACCGCCGCTGCGTAAGCGTAAGAATTGGCGAGCGATGACAATTCAAAGGAAGTACCTGGGGTCACTGTAGTACCAGAAATAGTGCATACTTGCCCATTAAGATGATTACCAGTTCCTGCATAAGTAACAAATACTTTGTCAGATGCTAATGTAGCAGTAGATATACCACTAAAAGAACCACTAAAGGTAGATAATTGAGTTTCTGTGCCGGTTGTGATAGTAGTCCCTGAGATAGTGCATACTTGGCCATAAGCATAGTTGCTACTACGATAGGCGATAAATACTTTATCAGAGCTAAGCGTAGTTGGCGAGTTATTTGTATATGTTAAGGTGGTCGATGCTAACTGGGTACTTGTCCCTGGTGTAATAGTTGTGCCAGATATCTCACAAACTGCTCCGTATAGGAAATTACCGTTGCGATAAGTTGTTAGCACTTTGTTTGAGCTTAAAGCAGCAACCTTTACATACTCGTATCCACTGGTCGCTGTTGCTATTGTCGCACTTTGTCCTGCCGTTATGGTAGTCCCAGAGATAGTGCACACTACTCCCATAGGTGAAGTAGAACTTCCGTATATCGCAAAAACTTTATCTGTATCTAATTTGACTGCCGAAGCGTACAAAGAAGTTGTGTTTGCATCATTTGCTATCTGTGTGGCAGTTCCTACTGTTATGGTAGTGTTAGATAATGTGCATACTACTCCATATATAGTCGGTGAGTTATACGCTCTAAACATAGCAAATACTTTATCAGAAGATATCGTAGCGGCTCCAATTGAATAGTAAGTATTACTCGTCGAGGTGAGATTCTTATATGTACCGACTGTAGTATTATTCAGCACATCTACAAACATATTAGCAGCTACGGTTGATGATAGCCCTTTTATCTGTTTTAGGATACCATTCGTTATCTGAATCGTCCCACCTCCCCCAGAAATGCTGCTGATTGCTGTGGCTAGGTTGGCCGTATTCTTGTTGGCTGGAATCGTTCCGCCCTTGGCGCTAACAGCGTCATAGGCATTGGATATATTGGTGCTAAGGTTGCTCAATTCGCTTGCTATGCTCATTATACTCCGCTCCCACTATTTAATGTTTGCAATATGCTTTCTACATCACCTACTAGCGTATATACGCATTTGGCACTAGGTATTTGTGCGTCAGTAGAAGCAGAACTGACAGTCGTTACAATCGTAGGAGTTCCACTCAAATCACTATATGCACCAGAGGTAGCTACGGTAGCTAGAGCTGGCTTATTCAATATCTCGGCTACCCCACTGGAAGCGTTCCAGTCAGAGTTTACCTGAGCGGCTGGAATTGTCGGCTTATTGCTAAGGTCGCTATAACTTCCACTTGTTGCTACTGTAGCCAAGCTTGATGTAGGAGTATAGTTAGTCAGATTATCGACTGAATTAGTAATGAAGCCAGAATCATTCGATAGGTCAGACACTTTAGTAGGCACAGTAATATTAGCGGTTACATCCGTAGAGCTATTAGCTGTAAAGGTTGCTACATTAGTGCTATTCTTCTGAATCTTCAGGGTAGCGTTATTCACGGTTGGGATATCGGTTTTCATGGCTACGGTATTATCTACCGAGAATTCCGTGCCGGTAAGGTCTAGTCCTGTGCCTGCTGTGTAGGTGGTATTAGTAGCCGAAATAGTACTCCCACTAATAGTGATATTGCTACCAGCAGTCAAATCGTCTTGCTTAGCGTTTAAGAGCGTATCAGTCTGAGACTTTGTATAATATGGGCCTTCCTCACCAATCAGGCTGAATGTCTGGGTAGTTGCGTTCCACCTATAATATGTAGTTGCCCCTCCCTCAGTCTCATCCTGTAGTACCTTGATGATATCATTATTCCCCAAAGTGGATGTATCATAGTTTTCTAGCGCTGCATGAGTACCAACGATATCCTTTACATCTGATGATGCCGAAATAGCATCTATCTGGCCTTGTAATGATGTATCGGCATTTTCCCTAGCCGTGGCTTCAGCAGTAACTGAGTTCTGGACTGCCGTGATATTATTCTGCAACTGGGTATCAGCATTAGTTCGGTTAGTTGTTTCTGTAGCAAGGTTTTGCGTTAGCGTTCCGATGCTCGTCTGTAAGGCCGTATCAGCATTAGTCCTATTTGTAACTTCGGTCGCTAAATTATTTGCCACAGTAGTCACAGAAGCAGAGATGGTGCTATCGGCCTGCTCCCTTGCTGTCTGCTCAGCCCCTACTGCTGCGCTAATAGCGCTCTCAACTTCGCTACTAGTCTGAAAGCCGGCCGTATTTTCTAAATCAGAGGTTGTTAGTATAACATCCCCAGTCATCCCATTTACGGAATCGACTGCTCCCCCAGCCGTGATATTTATCCTCTCCGGTTGGAGTAGTATTTCTTGCTCTCTAGGTTCTTCTTCCATTAGCCCTCCGTTTCGTTGACAATCCAACCAGCAGAATTGCCAATAATCAAATATCCTTTTGCTGGTTTGGCTCTGTACTGGTCATTGTTTTCCACAGGCGTAAAGTCCCACACATAACGACCGTATGGGGCATTCTCGGTATCTGCAGGCATTATTTCAAAGTGATAGTATCCTTCCTCATCAAACTCCATATCTGCGAGGGATTTCTGGAAGACTGGATTCACATCAGTCCATCGCTTTTTTACTGTGAAATATACCTCATCGGCCTCTACGAGGATTGGATCACCATTCGAATCTAGCCGTTGAGTTTTTAGTTTAAGAGAAGTCCCACGGTTAATGGCAATCGTTTGCAAATCACCTACGATTGGGACATTGTTACATGGTCGCATCATAGTTTAATAGTAGCATAGCCAAATCCAAAAAAAAAGCCCTAGTGGGGGCGCTAGGACTTTCAACAAGGTATGTTTTATTAAATAAAAGAAATTAAATTATGTCCTATACTTTTCATTCCAGAAAGTATCCTCTTTATTATACCAAAAAAATAAGTTCATATCATCATTTTGATAAATTATCTCGCCAAGCACAATATTCTTTCACTTGTTCCTTTATAAACGAATTGCCACCACTAGCAGTATATTTGTCATATTCTTCTAAGATTGCTTTGTGATTCTCAGCATTTTTGTGCAAAATCTCGACTCTAATTATATCCTGTGTAATCATGTTCTGTATCGAACTCTTAGCAGCGTTCCTCTCGGCCAGTTGCCGGGCTTCTTCCTTATCTTTCTTGCGCTGCGAGTTCATATAAGCGTTAGAAATAGCTACTACAACCGTGGCAATAGCCGTTATAGTAGTCGTTATAATCTGAGTCCCATCCATATCAATTTGATTATATCACCAACTCTTTTTTTGTGGGAATAATCCACGCTTCAGAACGGTTAGCAAGTACCGGTCTGGATGATTCTTTTTAGTGGCGATCTCACAAGCAATCATCAGCTCATTCATCGAATATTTACCAGTAATGAGGTCGCTTAGATACTTAATCTGCCACTCGGCCTCTAGTTTCACATATTGGATTATATCGACAATTCTTCTATCAGGGTTCAGGCGCTTATCTGCCGTTTTAAGCGTTCTCTCCACATGTACCCTATCCAAAACCCTACATAAGTAATGGAGTGGGTTCTTGACCGTTTCAGAGCCTGCCATGGCTATAATTTCCCTTAGTTGCTCTAGGCTCATCTTAAAACCACAACATTCCCCAGTTTTCTGGATGTGGCGAATCCTACGGTATAGCCCCTCTGATTTTTCATCTGCCGGGATTAGCTCTACAAATTCCGGCAAATCCTCCAAAATTCTCTCTCTCATTGTCTCCAAACGACTCACAAAAGAAACCTCCTTATTGCTAAGGAGGCTCTGAGAGATTCGTGTCCACCTCCATTGTAGCACTTAATTTCTATTAGCGCAAGGGGGCACGAACCTCTCACGCTTACCCCATTTTACCATCGCACTAAAGCTTTTGCAATACACCTTTTATGGTTTTTTGTAAGTATTAGAAGTTTTCCACAAGCATTAGAGGTACAAAATGAGTTTTCCACAATAGTGTTGTAATTTTTACTAAGATAAAGTTTTCCACAACCTTATCTTTTCTAATTAGAATAGAATAACTTTTAGTTATTTCCTTTCTAATTAGAATAGAAGGCTTATAGCCTATCCTTTCTAATTAGAATAGAAGAACTTATAGTTCTTTCTTTTCTAATTAGAATAGAGAGTTTTAATAAACAAAAAAGAGCCACAGGAGTGTCATCCACAGCTCTTTTTTGGCTAAAAGTATCTGCCCAGACTATAACGAAAGGAGTTCTAGGCAGAGGTCTGAATATTCTGGGAGGAAAATCCAACGACCAATTTCATTATAACATAGTTACTCTACCTTCACGATTGACTGAATCGGCACATTGGACACTATAGTTAAATTAGTATGGTCCGTAATTGGCGTATATCCAGAAGATGATGCCTCAAAATAAGTTGTATTTATTTTAACTATTTGTACATTATCACTAATCACCTGTGGCATGATAATCGGGTACATAAAATCACCCTTGGTAGAAAAGAACATAGACATCACATCTTCGCCCTGGCTGTTGTAAGTGATTCGGTATGTGCCAGTAGTAGCATTCACCAGACTGCTCTCCACGCTACTTTTAATGGAGGTATAATTGGTGGCCGTTTTTAAGTCGGTCAGCTCCTGTTCTATTTGTTTTAGCCTTTCAGCAAACTCATTCTTCATCACAAGCTCCTTAATGTGAAATCACCAGTACTAGTGACTGTTAGCGTTACATTAACCGATACGCTTCCCCCACCTTTTAATGTTTCGATATCGGCATGAGAGCCTGTCCCCCTAACTACCACAGTCTGGCTGTTCCTATATATCCCCATCTGCACGGAAGCCTTCCTAGCACTATCGGCTAGCCGTGTAGGCTTCCAATAATCATATATATTGTCAATATACCAGTCAAGCGTTGCAGTAGCTAGTTGGTCATACTCACCATTGTCTATGGCATAGGCTCTAAAGCCAGTAGCGCTAGTCTGAGACGAATTAAGGGACAATGGTATAGAAACATTAACCGAGTGGGATATTAGCCCCACAGCCGTAGCACTCTTCTGCCTAGCTGTTTTTAGATGAGTCAGTTCCCTCTCTAGATATTTCAGCTCTCTATCAAAATAGTTATTCATCGAGTGTCCACTCCCAAGATACATTAGTTATCGGCGAGGTAGAGTAAATGGTATAGGTAGCAATATCATCGGCTGCCCAGCTTATCAGGCCATTCACAGTTAGCGCAAAACCATCCGAATCAAATGTTTGGTTATATATTTCTAATGCACTCCCAAGCCATGGGGCCTGCAAATCACCAATCCCAATCGACACATAAGTTAGTGGGTTTTGGGCGAATTCAGGGTCAAAAGTAACCACCATTTTGAAAAAATAGTCCTCCCGACTTGGTGGATTAGCCGTGCCATTATATGTATATACATCCATTAGCCCTAATCCCCTCACATAAGCCGTTTTAAGGGCAGTCAGTTCCGATTTGGCATCCTTTATCCTAGTAGTCAGTAAGTTTATCATACACGCTCCAATACAGGCCGAATAAGCTCATCTCCACCGGCGCTGATATCTACTTCCAGCTCATTCACTCTAAAGTCGCCGTTGGTCATGCCAGTGAGGTCGGCCGAGTTATTCACAGTTATCGTATCACCTATCCAGATTTTATTCTTCCCAGTTGGGGTTGGAGCTACTTGTTTCCCATGCAATGTGATTTGTGGTTGCCACACAGGGTTGGCTTTATTCCACAGCTCAGCCTGCATATTTCTCCTAAGCACGCTCCTAGTAGATATACTCGAATCCTGATACATAGTTTCTTTATATCCATATTCCACAATAGCATCCACATCAGATACAAACGAATTCACGGCTGTATTCTTAGTAGCATCTGGCGAAACTTCACCTGTACCTAGACCAAACACTGCCGTAGCAATATCACCAATCTCGGCAGCTTGGATTGAAGTAGCCGAAGTATTATTAAGCAATGTCGGGTAAAAAGCCACCCAATCCGTAATCACATCACCAAAGTTCGCATCGGCATAGATGTCGTATCTTTTATTAGCGTGGAAGTAGACATCGAAAGGTCCAGCGCCAGTGGCATTATCACACCTATCACAGATCCAGTCTTTTACTGTTTTGTAGTTGTCAAAATTATGTTGGATACTTGCTAGCCGGTCAATATGTCCTGTGACGAATTTATAGCCCTTTCCAGCGTTCCTAGCGACCCTATCGGCAAATAATATCATGTCCGATACTAAAGCCCCTGCACGGCCCTGTACGAGGCCTCTAGGCAAATTATTTCCTGTGTTCCTAATATACACACCAGCCAAAAGGTTCAGAAACCCATCAAATCGGAGCGCTAAGTTGGCGCTAACATTTAGTGGGGTGTATGATGGCATCGTTGCCAAAAAGCCCCCAACTACTTCTATATTATTCCGAACTAATCTACACTCCAAAGCTAAGGGCTTGAGCAAGTTGTTAATGTTGGTGTGCCTATCTTCGCACCACTTATTAAACAACACATCGTTAATAGTAAAATCAATTTCATCAGCCCCAATTTTTGTCCTTCTTCTTATATACTTCAAATTCTGAGCGAGTGGCCTACAATCACCAATAAGTTTCCCATTAAGGTATAGGTTGACCTTGTATGTAGCCGTCTCAATCATCCTACGACCTCCTGCCACAGAATCGTACTCGGAGGAGCATCTGGGTTATCGGTAGTATAAACTACTCTGTTATTGCCAGGCTTAAAGTATATCCAATCCCCACTCACATTTCCTACCACACTCACTCCGTTCAAAGTAGCTGTCTGGTTAATCATATCAATCTCTAACACCTGTGATGAGGTTATCGATCCAGTATAGGACAGGATTGTCCCAGTCTGGACTACAGCTAGCTGTGGGTTAGTAGTTGGGCCAGTGATTCTCCAGATTGGGTACACTAGATCAACTGAATCCACCATCACAGTAGTTGGGCCACCACCACTACCTTCCTCCCAAGTAGCACCAATCGAATCCCAAACTACACCAGTTTCGTCCCAAATCAGACCACCCTGGATAGCACCAGTAGAAACATTTACCGTTGCGCTCTTAGTGTAAATTTCCTCTCCCTGGTCATTCTCAGAGTAACTGTAATAGTTAATATCTTCAAAGTTTAACCCTACATGGTATTCGGGGTAGAACTGGTACAGCTCTTTTACCTCTGGGGCATCCACGATAAATCCTTTTCGCCTCTGGATAGCTGTGCCATTTGGGAATACATAAACAACTGTATAGTAAAAGTTCTTACGGAAGAAAGCCAGAAAGTCTCGGCGATATTCTTCCGTCTGCACCTTAGTTAGCGAAGCATCACCAACATATCCGTCAAACACTTGTACTGTCGGACGGCGAATCTGGCCAGCTAAAAATACGCCATCATTGCCTTGTGCTTCCACAATATCGTTGGTGTAGGTATTGGCTGAGAAATGTTGCTGGCTATCCTTAAAAGCATACCCACCAGAGCCAAGCAATATTCTTTCACCATCGTCCCTGATAAACAAGGCTAGTATAAAGCACTCGGTTGTTATTTGGTCTAAATTCATGCTGCCCTCCTGATGCTTTGCATCATTATTCGCCCGATTTCTTGAGCATCGAGTTCGTTATTGATTTCGTTGGTCATATACACATTTATTGTACCAGTTGTGCCTTGCTCGGTCATTTCTTCTGCTAAAGTCTGAGCCAATAGTCCAGCCCAGTTTCCAGTATTATTCTCTAATGGCAAAACTGCCTCTTGCCCATTCTCACCGATAATTGCAGTAGTAGCTCCAGATACCACACCACCTTGGGCGAGTTGAGGGATTTGGGGTACATCAATACGACCAATCCAACCAAACGGTTGTACACCTAAAATATCCAAGCCTCTCAGGGTGTCTAAGAAGCCGTTAATGGCATTAAACGGAATTGCTACGACATGGTTGATACCAGAAATAATAGCGTTCACAATATTTCTAAAGGCATTAGCAACCCCATCTACGATTCCCATAAATATCTGCCCACCTGTGGAAAACACAGCCTTTACAGCGTTCCATGCTGAGCTAAAGATAGAGCCAAAGAAGCTCGCCATGTTACCAAATAATCCAGTGATAAAGTCCCATGCTCCAGCAGCGCCAGCTCGTATTCCTTCCCATTGCTGGGCAAAGAAATCACCTACTGCCGTCAGGGCTTGGCTAATAATTGCCAATCCATTCATCACCTGTTCCTTTAGGTAGTCCCAGTTTTGGATTATCACCATAATAGCTGCAGCGACAGCTCCTAGGAGCATTAGGATTGGGTGTGCCATCAAAGCACTTAGAAATGCCAGTACCTTCTGACCAAAGCCCATAGCAATCAGACCAGTCACGAATGTAGTAATACCCATTAGGATAGGAGATATGAGTGGCCAATATCTGATAATGGTATCAATAACAGAAATGACGATATCAGCCAAGCCAGAGAAGCTAGCCGAGATATCGTTAATTATCTTTGATATGTTCTCTTGGCCAATATGGTCTATCACCTTCGCAATAGCCTTCCCGATCCTGTTCTGCACATTCTCAATAGCCGTTCCGATGCCATTAGTATTAGCCCTTGCCAAATCAGCCAATGACTCCATATCGCCACCACCTTCAGTATTCAGCTTATGTAGCCTGTCTAGGAAGTCTTGGACTGTTAATTCACCACTACCAAAGCTAGCTTTTAATTCACCAACAGTAGTATTGGCATCCTTAGCCATCGCTGCGAATACTGGGGCAAAGCCACTATTCCGTAACGAGTTCCAAGTCTGAGCATCTAATGGCCCATCTAGCGATAATTGTCCTAGCTGGGCGATAGCGTTCTCAATCTGAGCTGTAGTAGCCCCAAAGGCAAGCCCGGCATTGTTTAAGTCGATAAAGGTTTGCGTGCCAGTTTCAATCCCCCCAAATGAGGCAGAAAGTGATTGCACGGCATTAACGGCCGTGGTCATCGAAGTCGGCAATCCATCCAGATAGTCAGTCAGCCCACTCATAGATTCGCTTACATCATCGGCAGCGTAACCCATAGCAGTAAACACCTTTTCAGAGTTAGCAAGGGTATCAACTCGCTTAATGGCCGTGTCCATGCTAGATGCTATACTATTGGCAATCTTTGCTACTCCTTTAGCTATCAAATTGCCTGCTGCAACTGTCCAAGCATCCCCCCAAGCTCTACCACTCTGAGAGCCAGTTTTTTCAATAGTACTTTGAGTCTTATTTAGGCTCGCCGTGACATTGCTACCATCAAATGTGAGTTTGATTACTGCTTCACCTACTTGTGTGGCCATTATTTCTTTCCTTTCGCTTTGTTTTCTTCGCTTTTAAGCATTTTCACTGCCGTTTTGAGGCTCTTTGGTGGTTGCCCACTCTTAGTTGGGTTATTTGCCCCTGCCATGCTTGCCACGATGATATTTTCTAGCATCAATCGGCTTCTAACTTCTCTAGCTCGCTCAGCTTCGATATATTTCACCATCTGTTCTTCTTTTATCTCGCCAATCTTCCATGCTACATAAGTATCGTATCCAAATCTACCTAATATCTCGGCTATATAGGCATCTACCTCGTCAAAGCCGGTAGTTTTCTTGCCTTTAGCATTGGATAAATGGACTTCATCGAGTTGCTCTTGAGTTAGAAAGTCCGAAGCCCGAAATTCACGCTTCGCAGCAGTTTCTTTCGCTTTTTTTAGTGTGAGTTCAGACTTCGTCATTTTAACCCCTAGGCTGATGCAGCAGCGCTATATTCGCCAGTAGCGGCATTTAAGCGCATCTTAGTAGTTAAATCATAGTCGCCAAGGCGAGCAGAGTACTGTGGATACCCATCAGTTGCGTGTAACGCAGCGTTGTAGATAATTGGGTGTAAGTTCAAAGTGATAGTAGGGGTATCACCAGTTCCAATCTCAATATCATCATCAACGCTTGGGATACAGCGAGTAAGCTCTACATCAGCAGAAGAGCCGTCATCGCAAATACCCTGGGCAATCACAGACATGTATTCGCCCTCGGCGCAAAGGTCAGTACCGTCCCAGATGATGTTACCAGCAGTAGCGCTAGCGCCTGCATAAGTTGCAGCGTTCCATTTCTGGATAGCCTGCCCCAAGTTTTTGAAGGTGTCCATTAGGAAGGTAATCGATCCAGAGAACGAGTCAAATGTACCAGAGATTGCAGATTCAGTGCTACCCAAGCTAGATGCACGAGTCCTCATCCGTGGAGCGACATTCAATGTCATTACGGTATCCTGGCCCAAGTCATCAGCCTCGAGTGTGAACACGCTCCAGGCAGACTGGTCAGCATCCCATTTCCTAAACACTACTCGGCGAAGTTGTGTTATGTTTTGAACTGCCATTGTCATTCCTTTCTTATTGGTTAATATCATAGACCAGCTCAGCGCTGGCAATCTTCACGACTAAATTGTTATTAGTTATCATTGTGTTTTGTGGGGTAGTTGTGGGTCGCACTCGCACATTTGAAAAACTATAGGTAGTGCCACCAACGCTGCCGGACAATTCGCAGAAAGTCGGGTTTTGGATTAGCCATTCGAGGATCTCCTGATGCACGGCTTCAGTTTTGGGTTTGTTAGCCAAAGCCACATAGAAATCCACCGTAGAACGCAAATTAAGGCCCTTTGGAGAGTTCGTAGCGTTGCCCCCTCGTGTAACTAGCCAAACACCAGTTGCAGGGTTTCCATCACGCTGCAATGGCGCTTGTTCCCAAAAACAATCCTTGTCAATGGTAAGGTTAGCCACATTATCAGCCACCATTTGCCGTAGTAAAGCTAAAGTTATCATGTAATATCTCCGAAGTATTCCTTCATATAATTTCCACTCATAATCGCTCGCTGAGCATTCTCCATATAGTGTTCAGTTGCCTTGTTCCTATTCGGCCCTTGTTCACGCACCCATGCGTATGGTACTTTGCGTGAGCCAAACTGTCCACCAGCAATCACATCTAGTGAGTTGTTGGAGGTTTCTTGCACTCGGATAGTAGCACGAAGCGCTCCAGTTACATATGGGGCGTTACGGCGAGCTTGGGATGCGATATCAAAGCCCAGACGGAATAAACCTTGCAGAGTTTTCCTATTCACAGAGTTCAAAGCTGGCTGATCCCAAGTCACCCTGACTGTGGAATACTTAGCCATCTACTGTCTCCGTTTGGACTAGCTTCAACTCTACATGTTCAATCGCACCTGTGTGCTGATTCTTGCCTATCCCAGCATCTACTATCATATAGTAGTCATCTTCAGAGCTATCATAGAGCATATATGATGACACCAGCTTGTTGGTCCGAATAGTCGGCAATTGTTCTGGTGGTACATAAACCAGGAGATCAGAGTTTAAGCTCTCGGGGGCATTGTTAATCCCAGAGCTAGACCCTTCATCAATGACCACATCTATATCGGCTATCTTAGTATATTGGTTACCGACTAGCGTGCCATGCTGGCACTCGCCAATAGACCATACACCAGAGATAATAGCGTTAGGGAATGCGTCAAAAATTGATAAATCCATTGTTATAATACCCACAGCAATGCCTACTGTTTCTTTCGACCTTAATCTCTGGGCCACAGTCACTATATTTATCTATAATGTCCCTGTACTGGCTGTAAATCTGCTCGAAAGCGTTGGTGGCACTATTCTTAAAGTTAATCGTAAAGTTCCTGACTTGTTTGGATTCAACCAAGTCTGGAGAGCCCTGGAACTTCAGAGCTGTGCAGATAAAGTTAGCCAACAGTAATGCTAAATCTTGGTTACTTTCTGTCAGCTCTGGTAATTCCTCTAGGCATAAAAGTGACGCAAGTCGCATTTCTGCAATACCCACGATTATAGTCCAATCCTCGTCTGGAAGATTAAGGCATGAGTTTGTGAATAAAGTGTACTGTTCTTGCGTCAACATTTATCTATCTCCTTATTAAGCGCTTACAGAACTAAGTCCCTTGATAGCTGCAGCACTCTTGTATTTGGTCAAAGTACCACCGATTGGCATCTCATTCAAGAGGATGTTCTGGTTAGTAGAAACATCAAAGAATGGGTACACACGAGGATTCCTCTCACCGGTAGTGGTGTAGCCATTTCGGACTAACAGGTAAGCATCGTCAGTGGCATATTCCATCCACATCGGGCTAAATACTCGTGCTACACGGAAGATATCCTCAGCAGTAGCACCTGGCTCAATCAGGTAGCGATTGCCAACCTTAGCTTGGAAGGCAGCAGTTAATACAGTCGGCTTCACAACCAAGATTTGCTCACCTTCGGAGCGAATCCACTGGCGAGCGCCAACCACACCGTCATAGAGGTTATCACCATTATTGACAGTATAGCTAGAAGCAACTAGCGAACCGTAGCCAGACTCAGCAGCACAGTCTGTAGCGATTGGGAACAGACCAGTGCTGGTTGTAGAATCAAACATTCTTAGGTCTGCAGCATCGCCGACAGGAGCTTGACGGCCATCGCCGATAAAGATTGCTCTTTCAATCGACAATAGGATTTGGTCAACTAGTTCACGAGAACGGAACTCGATTAGTTCAGGATTCTCGTAAATTTCCATCGCATCGAGCGATAGCTTCTTGTAGATCATCTTGTCATAGGCAACACGGATGGTGTTGGTGATGGCTTCGTCAACCTTGGTATCACCTTTCTTATGACCTTGTGCTTCATTGCCATAATCAGCAGTACCAGCCAAGGCATTATTTCGTAGGCCACGGCCATTAGTACCACCGATGTGGTAAATGTAGCTTAAGATACCATCATTGTGCTCCATGGCTTCGGTAAACATGTTA